GTGTTTCAGAATATACACTAAAATTACACAAAACTTTTGAAGATTCTGTATCAGGAATAAACACCATCTCAATTACAAACTTTGGTAATGGTGTGCAAGCAATAAAATCTTTGAATGGTAAGGCAAAATTAAGTTCAATTGTCCTTTTAGATTCTGGCTCTAATTACGAAAATAAAGAAAGAACCTGTAATTCTATCGGCATCAACACTGCCTTAGATACAATTAATATTAAAAATCATGGTTATCAAACTGGAGAAACCATACAATATTCAGTTGATGGAACATCAGTTGATGGTCTATCCACATCATTAGATTATCTTGTTTATTCTTTAAATGAAAATTCATTTAAAGTTGCAGCTGTAGGTGTAGGAACAACTACAAAAGACTTTTATTTAAAAACAAATCAATTCCAAGAATTAAGAAGTGTTGGTTTAGGAACTCATAAATTTAATTATCCACCAATCAATGTAGAGGTAATTGGAAAAGTTGGTTTATCATCAGTCGCAGGTAAAACATACGAGGCGATAGTTCAACCAATTATAAGGGGTGAGATTACCTCAATCAATCTGACAAATAATGGAGTAGGGTATGGTGCATCAGAAGTAATTAATTTTAACAGAACACCAGATGTATCATTAAACTCAGGGAGAGATGCTGTAATCACACCAGTGGTAGCAAATGGTAAAATAGTTGATGTAAGTGTAAGTTATGGAGGAACTGATTATAATTCACCACCAGATCTAGTTGTATTGGGTATAGGGTCTGATGCAAAACTAACTCCTGAAATAAATTCAGCTGGAAATATTGTTTCCGTTAATATTCAAAGTGGTGGTATTGGATATGGTTCATCAACAACTTTTGTAAGAGTTGACTCTGCAGGAAAAGGATTTAAATCAAGACCCTCTTTACAGAGATGGACAATAAACGAATTTAGAAAAAATTTATTAAATTTAAATGATGATGATGTTTTTATAAGCACTCCTCTTAATAAAAATTATGGTTTACAGTGTTCTTACACTTATGCACCTCGAAACTTAAGAAAAATATCATATGCAAGTGACGCTGACGGACAGATATTATTTGGGAAAAAAGATTTAAGAATTGTAAATGGAGTAGAAAGTGATAATGATTCACATTCTCCTATTCTAGGTTATGCTTATGATGGTAATCCAATATATGGGCCATTTGGATTTGTCAACAAAACTGGAGGGAATGTAGTACAGTTAGAATCAGGATATGTAGAGGATGCAAATAGTAAAATAAACAGACCACCTACAAGTATTTTTCCTGCAGAATTTTTTGTTGAAGATTTTACATTCAACCCATCTGATAGTGATAATGTTCTAGATGAAAATAACGGAAGATTTTGTGTAACACCAGAATATCCAAAAGGTACTTATGCTTATTTTGCAACTTTTGATTCAACACCAGCATCAGATGGTATATTTAAAAACTTCAAAAAACCAAAATTCCCTTATTTAATAGGTGATTCTTATAATTCTAAACCAAACAATTATAATTTTAAAAGATCATCTAATCAAGATGAATTTGATTTGGAAAAATCAAATTATATAAGGAATACTTATTCATACTCTTTAAATAAAGATCATAGTGGTTATGATTACTTTTTACAATCTAACAATTATGTTAATCAAGATTCTGTTATTGATTTTGCAGAGAAAGGTGGTATTAATAGAGTGGGGATATTATCGGCAGGAGCAAACTATCAAGTAAACGATGTAGTTATTTTTGATGATAGTGTCAGCTCATCGTTTAAAGCATCTGCTAAAATTAGTCGAATAACAGGCCCAGATATTTCAGAAATAAGCGCAACTACCACAACTATATCAAACATAGAATTTGTTCCTTCATCTAATAATACAGTAATTGGAATAGCAACTACAAGTTTAAATTTATTGAATAAGTCCGTGGTTAATGTTGGATCTTTATCAACCACGACAACATCATTACAAGGATCATATGCAATAGGAATTAGATCTGATAAACTTATCTTATCACAAGGAATTGGAACTGCCACCGCCACAGGTGTAGTTACATTTATGTCTGTTTCCGGTGATCTTACAAATATTAAAGAAAATGATAGATTTAAGGTTGGTGTTGGAACAGAAATTGTAAAAGTTTTGAATGTAGATAAGTTTGCATCTAGAATAAGAGTTTTAAGACCATCCTCCACTATTGGAGTATCACACACAGCATCAACTGTCCTTGAAGAGATACCTAGAACATTTACTTTTACATCTGGATTTACTACAACAACTAAATTAAGAGAAAATAGAGAATATTACTTTAATCCTGAAGAAGCAGTTGGATTGGGGACAACTGCCGGTGTTGGTGTTGGAACATTTAGACAAATAGTTAATCCCGGTGTTGGAGCAACACAAGTATTCATTCCAAGTCAAGCTATATACCTATTAAATCATGGATTACAAACTGGAGACATTGTTACCTATCAAACATCAGGAACTGCTTTAGGTATTAAAACAAGCAGCGCGATACCAACTCAAGATACTTTGCTTGATGAGGATGTGCCTCTTTTCGTAGCAAAAATAAATGATAATTTAATAGGATTATCCACTTCAAAAGTTGGAATAGGTTCAACAGGTACTTTTGTTGGTGTTGGAGCTACCTTAAGTAATAGAGGACTTCTATTCTTCTTAACCGCTGGAGCAGGTGATATTCATAGTTTAAAAACACAGTTTACTAATGTAGTCTCTGGTCAAATTGATAGAACTCAAGTAAGTGTAGTGGGAACTGCGACTCATGGATTACTTAATAATGATACAGTAACCATTAGTGTTAGCCCCGGAATTACAACAACAGTCACCGTAAAATACAATGTATCAAATCGCAAAACTGTAATTAATCCATTAACATTCAACGATTCAGGAATAACTTCTGCTACATCATTAACTGGAATACCCAACACCATCAATATTATTGATCATGGATTAGTTAATGGTCAAAAAGTAATTCATACATTTAGTGGATCAGAGAGTTCACTTACAAATGATAAAG